GACGGCAGCGGGCGAGTGGATGACGACGCAGGCTGGTGGTTATCACGCGACAGCTGTTGGCGCGAACGTAACTGGCCGGCGTGGGGATATATTGATTGGGGACGATTTGCTGTCGGGTATTCAGGCAGCTGAGTCGGACAGTGAGCGGAATAAGTTATGGGCATGGTACGGCGCGGATTTTTTCACGCGTCGTAAGAACAAGGACACGCCGATCATCCTGATTGGGACGCGCTGGCATTTGGGTGACCACATGGGTCGCTTGGATCAGGGCGAACGGGATGGTGAGGGCGAGAAGTGGGAGCGGGTGATTTTGCCCGCGCTGGCGGTGGATAACGACATTTTGGGGCGAGAGCCCGGAGATGCGCTGTGGCCGGAACAGTTCCCGAAAGAGGAACTGGAGAAGATCCGCCGCCAGCCTTCCACGACGAGCCGTATCTGGTCGTCGCTGTATCAGCAGAATCCGGTTGTGGATGATGGTGGTATCATCGATCAGACGTGGTTTAAGTGGTGGCGCTCCCCTGATCCGCCGGAAGTGAAGTACGTTATACAGGCGTGGGATACGGCGCTGACGGCGAACAAGACATCGGCGTATAGCGCGTCTACGACGTGGGGCGTGTTTGATGACGATAACGATATACCGAACCTGATACTGTTGTCGGTGTGGCGCGACCGGGCTGAGTGGCCGATACTGCGGCGCATGGTACAGCGGATGGCGACGGATTACAGGGACGATAACTATCGCACGCCCATCAAGGTATCGAAGAATCGCAGGCCTGATACGGTGCTGGTGGAGGCGAAGGCGAACGGCCAGATGCTGATACAGGATTTGGGCCGTGCGGGAATTGTTGCAACGCCGTTTAATCCTGATAAGTTTGGTGATAAGATCGCACGCGTTCGATTGGTGACTGACTTGATTGAAAATGGTAGGGTTTGGCTACCGGCGATGAAGCCGTCATATGATGAGTTGAGGCCGTGGGCGCGTGACTTTATGGAGCAATGTGTGCAGTTTCCTGCAGCTGATTCGAGGGACTGGGTTGATACGATGACTATGGCATTCTTGCGGGTTAAGCAGTCTGGTTGGGTACACAATACGGAGAATCCGTATGAAGAGGTGTATGACGTACCGCTTGAACGCGCATCGTTTTATTGATAGGAGGCATAATGGCCCGCAAACCGATGACACTCGCAGACACGCTACGCCCTCAGTTTGAGGGCATTGGTGGTGTCGATGTTGATATGCCTGAGGGCGACTCAGAATACGAAATTGAAATGGACGGCCCTGAGATGGTCGATGGCGCTGAGATCACCGAACTGGATGATGGTGGCGTTGAGATTGATTTCGATCCTGCGGAAGACGAAGAAGAAGAAATCACGCACGAATCGAACCTTGCGCTGTACATGAGCGACATGGACCTCACGGGACTGGGCGAGATGTTGCTCAGCGGCGTTGAGGAAGATAAGCGGAGCCGTAGCGAGTGGGAAACCACGATGTCTGAGGGCATCAAGCTGATGGGTCTGAAGATCGAAGACCGTCAGACGCCGTTCAAGGGTGCGTGCGGCGTTTACGATCCGCTCTTGGCTGAGGCTGTGGTGCGTTGGCAGGCTGTGGCTTGCGGTGAGCTGTTGCCGGCGAGTGGCCCGGTTAAGACGCAGATCACGGGCGTGGCGAACGAGCAGCTTGAGGCGCAGGCGTCGCGGGTTAAGGACTTCATGAACCTTTACCTTACGGAATTGGCCCCTGAGTTCTACGAAGAGTTCGACCAGATGCTGTTCTGGTTGGCGTTGGTGGGTTCGACGTTCAAGAAAGTATATCAGGATCGGCTGCTGGGACGCCCGGTGAGCCGATTTGTTTTGCCGGATAACTTCATTGTTGCGTATGGCACGACCGATTTGGAAACATCGCCACGTTTCTGCCACATTACGCCCATGACGCGCCGGAACTTCCGCTTGGCGCAGCTGGCTGGTGTGTATCGCGACATTAAGGTTGGCGATCCGCAGCCGGACGATACGGATCAGACCCCAATACAGTCGCAGGTTGATGGTGTTCAGGGTGTTGAGCCCGGTGCAGAAGGCACGGAAGAGTACAAGATTTACGAGGTTTATGCGGATCTGAACCTTGAGGGCTTCGAAAACGAGGACGGCATTCCTCTGCCGTATATCGTGACGATTGATGAGGGCAGCCGTAAGGTTCTGTCGATCTATCGGAACTATGAAGAGAATGACCCGACGTTTAAGCGTCAGGATTGCTTTGTTCACTATAAGCTGATGCCCGGCGTTGGCTTCTATGGCCTTGGCTATGCGCACTTGCTGGGCAACTCGGCCAAGACGGCGACATCGATCCGTCGCCAGTTGATTGACGCGGCGACGCTGAATAACTTCCCCGGCGGCTTGCGCGTTAAGGGTATGCGTCTGGACGACAACAACATTGGGATTGGCCCGACGGAGTTCCGTGAAATCGACACGGGCGGTATGCCGATTCAGAACGCAATCATGACGATGCCGTATAAGGAACCTTCGCAGGTTTCTTTGGCGCTGCTGAAGGAAACGTATGAGAGTGCGCGGAATCTTGCCAACACAGCCGAAATTGCGGTGGGTGAGGGCAGACAAGATGCTCCAGTTGGAACGACTGTGGCTCTTATGGAAGCGGCAACCCGACTCCAGTCGGCGACGCTCAAGCGGTCGCATAAGGCGTTCAATCGGGAACTGAAGATGATTGCGAATTTGTTTGGCAAGTATCTGCCAGACGAACCGTATCCATTCCCAGTTCGCGGCGGCATGTCGGCGATTATGCGGGAAGACTTCTCGGATAACATCGACGTTATCCCTGTCAGCGACCCGAACATTTCGTCGTCAGCACAGCGCATGATGCGGGCTGAAGCACTGTTGCGCTTTGCGACACAGCAGCCTGACCAGCACAATCTGCGTCAAGCCTATCGTCAGATGTATGTCGAGATGGGCATTGACGAAGAGAAGATTGAAATGCTGTTGCTTCCTGAGCAGGCGAAGCCAAGGCCGCTGGATCCTCTGTCTGAGAACCAGAACGCACTGACGGGCAAGCCATTGGTGGCCGGCGCGTATCAAGATCACGACGCACACATCGCGGCCCACGCCCCGATTGCTGAAGAGAACCCGGCTCTTCAGGCGCATATCAATGAGCACTTAGCTCTGAAGATGCGCTTGCAGGTTGAGCAAATTATCGGTCAGCCACTTCCACCCCCCGGCCAGCCGATGCCGCCAGAGATTGAAAATCAACTGGCGGTTATGGTGGCGCAGGCTATGCAGCAGCTTGCTCCATCTTATAAAGCTCAGCCTCCGGGTCCAGATCCTATGCTCCAAGTGGAGCAGATGAAGGTTCAGCAGCGTGAAGCTGACAGTAAACTTGACGCCCAAGTCAATATGGCAAAGGCTCAATTAGAAGCACAGACTGACGCGGAAGACCGTGCTTCGAGAGAGCGGATTGCGGCAATGAAGCTGCAGTCTGAGGCCCTGCGTAACAATGGAGGTTTCCAATGAAAATGTCTGATATGCGGGCCAAGGCTCGTGCAATTTTCGGCCCAGCAATTGCTGAGCCAATGCCTAAGCAACCTAACGGTGCGAAGGCGCTTCAGGAGCGTGCAAACGCCCGCCCGATTCCTACCTATAAGGTTGGTGGCGCTGTGAAGAAGAACAAGCCTCCGCAGCCGACTGCAGCTGAGCGTGAAGCAGATCGCAAGCGCCGCGAAGAGTATGCGAAGATGAATGTGTCGAAAGAACAGGCCGCAGCTATCGCCCGTGGCAATCGCGCTGCTGACATTGAAGGTGGTCGTTATAAGACTGGCGGTAAGGTACACACATCTTCCGACACAGCCCGCAAGCTGGCCACCGAAATGGGCGGCATGAAAAAGGGCGGCAAAGCGAAGAAAGACGGCCTAGCTGTCATGATCGCTATTGGTTCGCCAATGAAGGGCATGAAGAAGCCTGTTAAAAAAATGGGCGGCGGCATGGCTTATGCCAAGGGCGGCATGGCGTGCGCTAAAGACGGCGGCGAGATGATGAAGCCAGTCAAGCGCGCTCAGGGCGGCGTTGGCAAAGTCCGCAAGGGCATGATGACGCCAGAAGGTAATATCGTTGATGCCATGAACAAAGTTCGCGGCAAGTAAGAAAGGTAAATATTATGAGCACACCGAGACCAAGAAGAGCAAATGAAACCGACGCGGAATATCAAGCAGTTTTGAATGCGGCGGCTAGAGGTCACGACGAAAGGAATAAAAGGGCGCAGGCTGATATGGAAAGATACACTGCGGCGCTAACTCGGACGCCGACGACGACTCGGACCACTACGCCGACGACGACTCGGACCACTACGCCGACGACAGCTCGGACCACTACGCCGACGACAGCTCGGACCACTACGCCGACGACAGCTCGGACCACTACGCCGACGACAGCTCGGACCACTACGCCGACGACGACTACGCCGCCATCTGGTCCACCAGCACCGGGCCCTGTTCATTCGGAACATAAAATCCCGCCTAAAATGCAGCTTCCTGCCAAGCAACCAACGCCCATCAAGCGCGCTGCTGGCGGCGCTGCTAAAGTTCGCAAAGACATGATGTCACCTGAAGGAAAAATCCTTCACGCCATGAATAAGCTACGCGGCAAGTAACAGGGGAACGCGACCGTGCTTTAACAGTGCGGTCGCGAACACCCGACCCTAGCAGAAGGTGGGCAAAGACCTGCCACTGCAAAACTACCGGAGAATAAAATGAGCGCAGAAGAACTAAGCCGCAGAGCGGTTGAGCGTATCAGTGAGCTGCGAGATCGCGCCACCGAATACTCGTTAAATGCACGTTTTAGGCCGTCGAGCCAAGGGGATCGTTATGTTCCTGCATCGTCGGCAGAAGAGATTGCCCTTCAGGTTCTGGAGGGGAATGCGTTGGTGCGTGGCTATACGGCTGCAATTCAGGTCATCGCCGACGAGTATAAACGTATGATGCAGCCTGATGATGATAAAATACCGGAGCAAGAAAAAAGGAGTCATTACTAATGAACATGAGTAACATTGAACCGCATGAAGAAGAGCTTGCGAAGCAATTCATCGATGAACAGTTTGTAGAGATGACCGGCCAACCGTTTGATATGCGGCCAGCTGGGTATCTTGTAGCTGTAAAAATTTACATCCGCCCTGAAGAGTTGAAGACGATCAAGAAGGAAGACGGCACGGAAGTGACGCTTTACCTGCCTGACACGGTTCGCGCTGAAGATAAGTTCTCCTCGGTTTCGGCCTTGGTATGCGCTGTTGGACCGGAAGCCTATCAGGGTGAGAAGTTTGAGCGTTCTGGGCCTTGGTGCAAGGTCGGAGACTGGATCTTAATCCCACGCTACGAATCGACGATGGTTGCCTATCGTGGCGTTGCGATGGCTCTCTTGCCTGATGATCGCGTTATGGCTGTTATTACAGGCCCAGAAGATGTCGAATCCGGTAAAGCTGCCAATAATTATTAAGGAATAGAGCATGGATGAAGAAAACGAAATCCCAGAACTTCCTTTAACGGAAGAAGGGCCGACCGAAGACATCGACATCGAGATAACCGAAGACGATCTCGGTGAGAGCCTAGCGGACTATCAGGAAGAAGAAGCCGAAGAGGAGCCTGAGCAAGAAGAGCCTGAGGAAGAGGCGCTTGAGGAAGAAGAAGAGCCTGAGGAAGAAGAGGCTCCGAAGCGCAAGCGTTCACCTGACAAGCGTATAGCTGAGCTGGCCCGCAAGGCTGCTGAGGCTGAGCGTCGTGCGCAGGAAGCTGAGTCTCGCCTGCAGAATGAAGCGCAGATGCGCCAGCAGTCTGACCTTGCGATGATGACGCACTACAAGAACAACCTCATCAACGAAGCCAGTGCTGTTAAGCAGAAGCTGGTGGATGCTCATTCTATGGGCGACAGTGAGCAGATCATTGAACTGCAGAGCGTTTACTACAAATTGCAGAACGATCTTGTCGGCGTTGAGAACTGGGAAGCTGAGCAGAAGGTTTCTGCCCCAAGGGTTCAGCAGCAAGTTCAGCCTAGAGCACAGCCTCAGCCGACACTTGAGCCTCGCACAGCTGGATGGATTCAGAAGAACGAGTGGTTCCAGCCACAGTCTCCTGAGTTCGATCCTGAGATGCACGAAGAGGCAACGCTGTATGCGCGTCGCATCGAGCGTCGGTATCGCTCTGAAGGGCGTGACGACGAAATCGGTGGCGTTGATTACTTTACGGAAATCGACCGGCACATGCGCAAGGAATATCCTGACGCATTCTCGACTGTATCAACCCCAAGCAAGAGAACTCCACCGATGTCTCGTGAATCTAATGTTGCCCCTGTCCAGCGTAGCGCGCCGAATCAGCAAGGCAAAAACTCTGCAACAATACGCCTCACAGCTGACCAGCGTCGCATGGCGCACCAGTTGGCTCAGTCAGGTGCAATCCGCAATCCGGATGGAAGCCGTATGACGCCCGCTCAAGGCGAAAGATATTATGCGGTTCAGGTAAAAAAACAAAGTAAAGGATCTTAATAATGGCACGAGCATCAAGAATCTCGCAAAGTCGAGCAGCAGAATCACGCGAATCCGGTATGCGCAAGCGCCCTGAAACGCACTTCCAATCTAAGCTATATGTCCCAAAGGATAAGATTCCTTCGGGCATGACCTATGCTTGGGTACGCGAATCAACCCTCAACGAACCCGATCCAGACAACATGACGGATCGCATGATCAAGGGCTGGGCTCCAGTTCCTGCGTCGCGCCACCCTGAAATGGTTCCACCTCCGCTTCCCGGCTATGAAGGCTTGGAAGTTCAGGTCATCC